TACCTTTGGGCTGTGCTACAAACTGCTTGCCTGCTGCCTTACCCGCCCGTTTAGCACGGGTAGTCGCTGCATACTCTTGTGGGCTTAGAGCCTCAATAGCTTTTTTTGGTAAGTACCTTTCACCTGTTTCAGATGATTTTTTACCAGACTTAGTTTGCCATTTCTGGTCACCCCATGCCTTTAAAGACTTTTGAGACTTAGCCAATCCGCTCACTTATATCCGCCCCCAGCTGCCTTGTATTTCTTAGCAACTAGCTGTGCTTTACGGGCTGACCACTGACCCGCCCCAGTTCCCTGAGCTGCTGCTGCCTTGACCTGAGACACAATACGTTTACGCAACCCGGGTTTAGTATAGTTACCAGCGGCATTAACACCGCCGCCTTTCTTTAACAAGACTGCTGACTTTGTAGTCTTTGGCTGTTTATTAGGGGCGATAGCCCCCATGCCACGGCTGGCTTTCATTTAGCACATCCGCCCTTTGGTCTTGCCCTTAGACTCAATTCCACCGCCTTTCTTCATACCTTGAATTGGCGCGGTAGGGCCAGAGATGCCCATTTCTTTACCTTTAGTCATGCCGCGTTTTTGCACGGCGCTTTGACCAAATTTACCTAGCTTGTTAGAACCCGCTTCAACATCTTTAGACATTGTGCGCGGCATGCCACCAGCAGCCATCTTAACCATTTCGGTCTTGCGAACCTTTGCCATACCACCGGACTTCATGCCCAGCATGCCCATCTGTTTACCAGTAGGTGTTGATTTGGCTTTAGTTACGCCACCAGCAGCAAATTTTTCAGTTTTCATTTCTTTCTCTTCATGTTTAACCATGGATTTAGGGGCTCCTTTACTTTTCATAAAAGAGACTTCTTTTTTCATCATTTCTTTAGATTCAGCCATACCGCCTCTCTTTAGTCCAGCAAACTTATTAAGACTGTAGTTAGGAACCCCACCATTAACATGATGAGTCTTTTGCTTATTAATACTAGCGGGAATACCGCCTTTACTAAATGATTTACTTTTGTCAGCTTCGTTAAAGTCTTTACCAACCGACTGAGACACACCAACTTTTTTTGCAAACGCGGGATTATGCGCAACTGCTGCCATAAAATTGTGTTGTTTTTTTGAAGTACTTGGCATTATTTACCCCAATGCCCAGCAATGTAGCCAACAACACCTGTACTTGCGCTAATTAGCCCACCAAGCCACATCAATGCTTTCCAGCCACCTTCAACTTGGTCAAGTTTTTGTTTAATATCTGCGAGGCTGTTTTTTATCTCGCCAACATCTGAGACAAGTTTGTCCATGTCTTCTTGAAGATGTTTAATGTCGCTTGCGTGAGTAGCAAGTTCGCGGGCAGTCATTATCGGATCAGCATTCATTAACATTTCCAACGTTTGAGACTTGCAGCTTTACGTGTGGGACGACCCTTTTCGTCTTTCATCGGGCCGGGCATCCCAGACATGCGAGCGCAAAATGATTTTTTACGAGGACCGCCTTCGGGCTGTGGAGCCTTTAGGTTTGACCCAGTTGCTGCGTTGTACTTGGCACGACCTTTGGCAGTTAAACCAGCACCTTGCTTAACCGGTAGCTTTTCACCACGACCTACGGCAAGGGATGGGGTCTTCTTAGCCATAATAAATATTTGCAGAAGTAATGTTGGTCATAATCATGTAAATGCCGTTCTGAATCAACACGCCTTCGCCCGGAATTAAAACAATATTCCCAAACACATCTGTTGCACCAATATCGTACGAGTTAACCCATAATGTTGAATACGACATAGCCGTACTCGCTGCAATTGTGCCAGAGTTAATGTCGGTAATGGTAAATGCGTTTGCGCTTGTTCTGGTAATGGGGTAGTTACCGTTGGTTGCCGATACACCAGATGCGCTGGCAAAAGCAAAACCACGTACATCGCCCGTGACTAATCCGTGAGCAGTGCTAGTCACCGTAACCGTTGTGCCTGAACGAGCATAAGTTGCTGTAGTAACAGGCGCAACAGTGGTGTCAAAAATATCAAGTGTACCAGCAGTGGCAGAACCAACAGTAGATAAAGCTTTAAGCCGTGTTCGACCTAACAGCATAAATCCTGTGTTGTTTAGATGCCCTGCTTTAACGTCAGTTTGCATAGCCATAATTAATCTCCTAAATCAAAGAAAGGGGCCGAAGCCCCCGTGGGATTAATCAACGTTGCCGTATGGGTATGTGGTCTTATTGCCGAGGGTTAAGTCTTCTTGAATGTAGTTCAGGTCAATTACAAACTTACCTGCGCTTAGTGCTGAAAGACCTGTACCAACAATAGCCAACGTAAACACAACTTGCGACATACTTGGCTGATTGTTAACAGCGGTAATGTCAACAGGCGTTGCAATCATGTTGCCTAAGTTAGCAGCAGAGTAAGTTGTGGTTTGACGACCGGCTGTACCAACAGTCGTTGTACCCAAAGTGATTGTGGCGTAGTTGGGTGAGCTAGTCACAAAACCGTTTGACGCAAGAATTGAAACCGCTGTAAGCGTTGTGTTGGTCACTGTCAAAGCAGTGATGTAGTCCACAGTGATTGACGTAATCTGCGAACCCGTAGGAACATACATCACTACGCCACGATAGATAGCTGTAGCAGCGTCCGCTGTGGGGGTAGTTACCGCTGGTGGATTAACTGAAGCCGAGGGTGTATACACCACTGCGTTGACGTTACCGTTAACAACGTTGCCGTTAACAAATTGGGTAGACGCACCAGCGTAGCCAGCTGTACCGTTGCCGCCAGTAGCAGCAAAGTCAATTACTGCATTTTGAGATAGACGAGCATAGCCTACGTTGCGTAGGGGGCCAAAGCGATTGTCGCCCGAAAGAATTGGACCTTCAAAGGTAGCACGTGCCATGATAATTCCTTATGCAAAAGAACCTTACCAATCGTTGCATCGTCTGCTGGGGCAGTCCGGTAAGGTTAATACCCAGATGCAAATAGTGTACCCTATTCTTTAATAGTTGCAAGTGTTTTTAAAAATAAAAAACCCCGCTTTGTGGGCGGGGCTAAACCGAGGGAGGTTTAATTAGAACGAGCCTGACGACCCAAATGCGCCGAGAGGGTCAGACCAACCGAAGCTGTAACGCTCACGGGTCTTGTAGCGCACGTTACCGGTGTCGAAGTCGCCGTCCATGCTGTTTTGCAGCGGGGTACGAACAAACATCTTCAAGCCGTTAGGTACGTCAGTCAACAAGAACCATGCGTTAGGATCGGTCAAGTAGTGGTTAATGGTATAGCCTTCTGGGACTGAACCATTGTTCTTCAACGCGTTGATATCGTTGTTGTTAGTACCAACACGGAGGTTAGTTTCTAACAGACGAGTAGCAACAAACTGGAGAGCAGGAGGGATAACCATCTTCTTGGGCTTAGCTGCAATCAGCAAACCACGCTCATCAGTCCATGCAGCGATCTGGATAACGGCGGCTTCCAAAGAAGTCTCGTTCAAATCAGCAGGAGTTGATGGGGTGTTAGCGTTTGAGCCACCTTGAACCAAGGGGTGGGCAGTATTGAACAAGGAAACACCGTCGCCGCCGTTATAGCTGCCGCCAGTATTAAAGCCGTTGTTCAGGACTGATGCGCCCTTAACTTGTTTGGTGTAAGCCATAGCACGAGCCAAAGCTTTGGTGTAACGAGCAGACAAACTGTCGTACAAGTTATCTTCAATCGCCTCTTCAGTGATTGAGAAACCCAAAGCAATAGTTTCGTGCGAGTAACGAGTCGTCCAAGCTTCTTGTGCATTATCGTAAGCGATAGCTGCACCCTCAGACTTAACTGGAGCGGCTGAGAAACCCGACAATTTCGTCTCTTCTTCAAATGAACGCTCTGAAGATTCGATTTCATAGAGTTCTTTATGCTCTTCGCCGTAGCGGGCATATTCAAGACCGAACAAAGCGTTCAATCCGGGGAGTAGCTCTTTAAGGAGCTGCGAACGTGAAATAGCCATTTTGTTAGCTCCTTATTAAGCAGTTGTACCAGCAGACTGGTAGTACGAGTGCACGCCAAAGTTTAGCTTGACGATGCAATCGGTGTACGCGTCACCGGGGTTAGATGGGAAGTTGCCACCGAACGAAGAGTTGGCGTTAACCAAATCTACAATCTTGCAAGCTAAGGCGCTAGTATTAGACACAGTGGCTGACAACGCAATAACCGAGTTACCAGTCGTAGTGTTAACAGTCGTAGAGCCTGTACCGGCAGTAAAGTTAGCTAGAGCAATGGTCTTACCGATAGAACCAACGGTAATTGAACCCAGTGATTGCACTTGGAACAGTGCATCTGGATCATCCATCACGCGAACGTAGATGTTGGTATAACCAGCAGTGACTGCGTTAGCAGGCAAATACTGGGCATACAAAGGATAACCAAGTTGTTGACCAGCCAGTTGATAACGCACACCAACACAAACGCCGACGATACCGACAGACGAAGTAGTAGGAGTAGCAGTAACAACAGTTGGCTGACCCGCAGCTGCGGCACCAAGTTGAACCAAATCACCAAAGCCAATAGGCGCGGTGTTGTTTGTGGTCATCAGAATTTCACGGATTACACCTCCGTTAAACGCTTGACCTCCGATCAGATTGATCGGCTTTAGCCCGTAAGGGCTGGATACTGTAGCCATTTAAGACCTCCGAAATAGTTTAAGAACCTTTTCCGAAAGTGACTTTAGTAGACCGCTCTTTAAACATCGGCATACGTGGATCATTTTCGCGTAAAAAGTTGTTATCGACCGATTCCATTTGAGAGTTGTTCATTTGTTCATAATAGTTTGAACGTTGTTCCATCATCTCTTGGGGGGCGCGACACAACACTAAACCGCCAACCTCAATTGAGCCTTTAAACTGCCCGTCAACGGACGCGTGGGCCATAAGCTCAGGATAGTCTTCTGCCTTTACAGGTTCAAACCCTTCCCTACGCCTTCCAGATAGATTCATGGGATCAACTGTACCGAGTGTAGCGAAGCGAACATACCGATGTTTCCAGCCTTCCCGAGGAAAGGGCATTGGCAATGTCTCTGGAGGGGTCCAGACAGACACGGGGCGTACATCTTGTTCACGACCTTCTAATTCACGAGTAAGTTTAGTCATCATCTATCTCCATTCATTTGTTCGGCAACCTTGCGGGCGTAGAGCTCAAGTGGTACTCCTAGGCGTTTAGCAATTTGCACTTGCGTCGGAGTCAATTGAACTTTTTTTGGTGCTGTAGAACGAGTAGCAGGAGCTACAACGTTAGCTGCAGGCTTGGCGCGGCGTTGAGGTTCTTCTCTAGCCGGAGGTGTTGTTTCTTGCTGGCTCCCGAAATAATCGGGGAATCTTTTTTGGATTGTACTACTGATTTTTTCGTAGTATTCATCCGTTCCTACATATTTATCACCAAACTCACGAGCAAGACGATTATGGATTGTGATTGCAAGACCAGTCATCTCATCTTCTTTCTCAGTTTCTCCTCCGTACCACTCGTTTTTATTGAGCCAATCAGACAGTCTTGGGTCCTGTTCTGATTGTTGTACAGAAGCCTCAGGTATAGCAACTGGGGTCTCTTTTAGCTCAATTGGGCGTAGGTTTCGGGCTTTATCAAGCTTTAACGTAATCTCAGAAACACGTTGCTGGGCTTCAGCTAATGCCTCTCCGTCACCATTGTCATACGCTTCTTTGTAGGCTTTTTTAGCCGATAAGAGCTCAGCTTCTGCGCTGGTTTTACCCTGCTCAATGAAGATTTTGCTGCCTTCATGGAGTTGGCTTTGCGCTTTTTTGAGCTCGTTTGCAAGAACTTGCGCGGCACGAATTGCCTCGTCGCGCATACGCTGAGCTTCTTCCTTAGCCCTACGCTCGTCGTGGTAGCCCTTACCTAACTTTTTAATCCGCTTCTGGACTTTCTCGTCGTACGAATCTAGCTCGTCATCAGTTACTGGTTCAGGGGCAGTAGCCATAGGCTTACGCCCACGGTCTTTCTCAGGGGTATCATCGACAATTTCAATGTCAATATCAGGTATATCTTGTGCTGCTTTAGCTTCACTAGCTTGTCTAGCTTCAACTTCGTCAGGAAATTCAAACGTTGTACCAGAATCGTTAATTGGAACGGGTTTACCATTCTGAAACGTTACAGTACCGTATTCTTCGGTAGCCATTTAGTTCTCCTATGCGCGTGAAATTCCACGGGGGTCTTGGACAACGGCTTCAATAGAATCATCGTTGATAATCCGAAACTCTTGTCCGTGAATTTTTACACGAGAGCCTGAATTAGGACGAATCAAAACAAAGTCGCCTTCTTTGCACAGTGGACCGCTTGGAAAACGGGCTGCGTCTTTATAGGCATCTGGGCCTATGGAAACAACAAATAAAACAGGGGTTAAAACTTCTTCATAATGTTTAGACATTTCTGCCTTCACAAGCCCACTCTCGTATTCATTGTCTGCTGCTGGGACCATACACAAAATATGATATCCAGCGGGTTTTGGTAACTGTGTTGCCTTCTCTTCTTGCTTCTCAGGAAGTTGAGAAATGTTACCAAGTGCGTCACTAATTAATAATTCAGTCATCACTACCCTCTACTTTTTGCTCGCGGTCTTTGATTAAATCTGCAGCAAGAGTAAGACCCCGGATAACTCCTGTTACATACTTGTACTCTTCAAAATTCTGGCAATTGCCTGAGGCAATGAATTTGGCTTTGCTTTCGATATCTTTACCAAGCTCTAATCGCAAG